TACCGAGATTCTCCATTCACGTATGGTTAATGCAGCCGACGTAACTACAAACGTGGTGCAAGGCACCGCCAATTTACAACCCCGAATGATACTACAAGAATCTACTTCTTGGGCAGAGGCGGTTGACAACCAAGGCTCCCGTTTCCATATCCACGGATACAAGACACAAGTAAAACGTACGTGGCTCCCAGCCACGCCATTTGAGCGGCTCTGGCGCAACCGCGACAGCAGCGTAGACCAAGACCACGCCTGCGGAGGACTCCATATTGCAATCAAAAACAAAGCCATCGTCCCAAACGTTACCGCCATGCTCCCAACCAGCGACCAGGTCATGATAGAAGGATACGCCGACGTATACATGAACTTTTGCCGCCGCACATAACACATATTGTTTTTAATAGAAAAGGAATCGTAGATGACGGAGCGTAGCGAGTCATTACGGATTCCGTGTTAAACGAGACCCTGGAAGGGGGCGACTGGTTGCGACCGCAACCATAAAGCAATCGTGACCCGTGAAGCCCCTGACACGAAGTGAAGTGGCTTTCACATTAAACTTAGTATCTAGCCCACACGGGCGACGATCCCACCCTCTCATATATCGCAAGTTGAAGTCTAGGTCTATTATTACCCTAGACTTCAGTTCCTATCATCCGTACCACTTCAAATACTTTTAGAACATAAGTGGAACCCACTTAAAGCGTTCCTCACATAGCATACTAGATGAGCAAGCATAGGGCCTATCTATTCACCGCCAACAACTACACCGACGAACTCCAAGCCACATTACAAGCGCTGGAGTGTCGGTATATGATTTACGGCAAGGAGGTAGCACCGACGACAGGTACACCTCACCTACAGGGATACATCGCGTTCAAGAGTCCCCTCTCATTCACTTCAGTTATACGTAAGATGAATGGTTGCAACGTGGAAATCGCTAAGGGAACCGCAGCAGACAATAAGACGTATTGTTCCAAGGAAGACCCAAACCCGTTTGAAAAAGGGGAATGCCCCAAACAAGGTAAAAGGACAGACCTTGACGACGTACGAGACTTGTTAAGTAAGACTAACTCTATGGCCAACATAGTAGAAATAGCAACCTCATATCAATCCATCAAGATGGCCGAGGTATATCTAAAATATAAAGAACATAAAAGAGACTGGAAACCATTAGTAAAATGGTATTACGGAGAAACAGGAACAGGAAAAACAAAATTAGCCCACGAAGAATTAGGCCCCGACCTATATCTCAAAAGCAACGCCGATAAATGGTTTGAAGGATACGACGCGCACGAGTGCGTGTTGTTTGACGACCTACGAGGAAACACCTTTCCATTCCATTACCTACTCCAACTATTAGACCGCTACTCGTGCCGTGTAGAATGCAAGGGTTCTACCCGCCAATTCCTAGCGAAGACAATCATAATAACGTGTCCCATGCATCCTATGCATTTCAGCAAAGACGATGAAGACGTAAAACAACTCATCCGTCGTATAGATACGATTAAAAAGATCAATTAGCGCGATTATGACTTAAAGCAAAACAATCAAATACTTATATATGGTAAATGCTAGACGCCCTACTTATCGTCGCAGACGCCCTTACAACAAGCGGCCTCTTGCTAAAAAGCGTACTAGATACCCTCGCCGACCCCGCAAACAAGGAATATATCGCAACGTTAGTTCAAATGTGCTTTCCCTAAAATGTCGTGTCCCCATCACACTAAAATACAGCGACTTCAATGTCCGCCCTGATAATAGCATCGCATTTTCATTCGTAAATGCTCCTTGGCGTAATCTATCCACAACAACCAATAACAGGTTATTTGACTCTGACTTCGTGGCGGTCCTCCCCCTATACCAGCAATACAAACTTGGCAAGATTGAGTATTGCCTCCGTCGTCCAAAACAATTCTTCAACCAAAATGTTAATAATGGTACAGATATCATATGTGATCCCATTGAGAGTTTCGGTACCGAGATTCTCCATTCACGTATGGTTAATGCAGCCGACGTAACTACAAACGTGGTGCAAGGCACCGCCAATTTACAACCCCGAATGATACTACAAGAATCTACTTCTTGGGCAGAGGCGGT